TCACAACAACAGGCAGCCCCTGGCCCCCCCCCGGCCCCCCCCCCCCCCCCCCCCATATCTTGCCCCCTCGCTGGGGCGGCGGACCCACCAACACATCGCAAGAGGGAATCAACCACCACGAACACGGAGACCCGGTGGAACCGGGCAACGCAAGGACGCAGCTGCCGGCTACTCAGGACGGGGACACCGGCTTTCACAAAGGACGCAACGCGAAAGGACACGACATGAGCACGGAGCTCAGCACTACAACGACGCCTGCGAGGGGGCTGGCCCTCGCTTCATTCGATGACGCCTACCGGTTTGCCACCATGGTGGCCAAGTCGGACTTTGCCCCAAAGGACTTCAAGGGCAAGCCCGAGTCCTGCCTGCTGGCCATTCAGCACGGCAGCGAGATCGGCCTGAGCCCAATGCAGTCGCTGCAGAACATCGCCTGCATCAACGGGCGGCCGGCGATCTGGGGTGACGCCGCCTTGGCGGTCGCCATGGCCTCGGCCGTGTGCGAGTCGGTCACGGAGACCATCGACGGCGAAGGTGACAACATGGTTGCCACGTGCAGCGCCAAACGGCGCGGCTACGAACGGCCCACCGTGGTGCGGTTCAGCGTGGCCGACGCCAAGAAGGCGGGCTTGTGGGGCAAGACCGGCCCGTGGACCCAGTACCCGCGCCGCATGCTGCAGCTGCGTGCCCGTGGCTTTGCTCTGCGTGACGCCTTTCCCGACGTGCTCAAGGGGCTGGTCACGGCCGAGGAGGCCCACGACTACCCGACGACGTCTTTGACGTCTGAGCCGGTTGTCGTGCGTCCTGCGACTCCGCAGCCGGCCGAGGAGCGAGTGGACCCGTACCAGGTTGCCAAGGCCGCGATCGACGCTGAGCGTGACATCGCCAAGCTCGACCGCATGCGTGGCCACATCGACAAGCGCTTGAAGGACAAGACCTTCACGCCGGCCCAGGCCGACGAGCTGCTCGATCAGATTCACTCTCGCGTGGAGTTCCTCGAGGCCGAGCGCGAGCCGGCCGAGGCGGTGTCGGTCAATGGCCACGGATACGGGAGGTAGCCATGAGCGACCAGCAGACCATGTACCGGGCGTTCTTCGGCTTCCAGGGTTTGAGCATGTGGCACCCGCATTCGCCGGTGCCGCACTTTCACTCTGAGATGACTCTGTCGCCCTGCGGCCAGTACCTGTCGGTACAACGCCGCCGCATTGACGACTCCGGGTGGGAGACCACCCGTGAGGAGATGTCCGACTACTGGCAGCCGACCAGGGAGCAGGCCCTGGCGGCCGTGGCCCCGAGGCTGCGAGCGATTGGAGAGCGGCTGATTGAGCAGGCCCTAGAGCTCGAGCGAGCCGCACAACCTGAACGACGCGACCGGCCCGCCATGGCCGCAGACGCTGCTTCATCCGGCGTCATTGGCGGCCCAGCCGTAGGTGGCGAGTAACCACGGCAGTCGAGGCCGCACCACCTCCGTTGCCGGCGGTGACTCGACCGGATGCCCCACGTAACGGGGCCGAAACACAAGGACGTGAGACATGCCCGGATTCATCGACAGCCAGTGCGACCTGCCGCTCTTCCGGCGTACCGATCCGGTCACCAGCAAGATCGCCGGCACCATGGCCCGCGAGTTTCGCGGCGACCATGAGCGGAAGATCCTCGAGGCGCTGGCCGCTGGGCCGGGAACCAAGGACGAGATCGCCAGCCGCTGCGGGCTTAGCGAGCAGCAAGTCGCGCGGCGGATGCACGGGCTCGCACGGGCCGGGCTGGTAGAGACGACTGGCACGACCAGGCCGAGCGCGAGCGGAAGGCCGGAGCGGGTGTGGCGAATCGCCACTTGACGAACGTGCCACGGTAGGTGCTGGGTAACACGACACGCAAGGAGGCAGACATGCCGCAGGTTTTTGAAGACATCATCGTTGACGCCGAGTTTGCGTCGCTGATCCCTCCGCTGTCGGCCGAAGAGCGGCAGCAACTCGAAGAGAACATCGTTGAGCACGGCGGCGCTCGCGACCCGCTTGTGGTGTGGGCCAGCAAGGGGACGCTCACGCTGCTCGACGGCCACAATCGCTACGAGATCTGCACGCGGCTCGGCCTGCCGTTCGACGTTCACGAGATGCGGCTTGGCAGCCGAGACGAGGCGTCTGACTGGATGGACCGCAACCAACTGGGCAGGCGTAACCTTCACCCGGATGCGTTTACGCTGTTACTCGGGCGGCGCTACAACCGGGCGAAGAAGGCGGCGCATCGGCCGGACAAGTCGGTAAATGTTACCGAGTTATCGGGCGTCACTGCCGAACGTCTAGCCAAGGAGCACGGCGTTACCGAAAAGACCGTCCGCAACGCTGGCAAGTTTGCAGAGGCGGTTGCGAAGGCAGAACAGATTTCTCCTGGTATCGGGCTGAAAGTAGCACACGGTCAGGCACCAGCGCGGGCCGCAGTAATAAAGGCCGCGGCGCTGCTGGAAAAGTCGCCAGACCGAGCCCGCCAGATCATTGATGGCGGGAAGAAGATGGCGGACGTGATCCGCGAAGAGAAGCGTGCGGAGGTTGTGGCCAAGCTCGAGAACGTCGAAGCCCGCAAGGCAAAGACACTTGCAGGCCACTATGACGTGATCGTCATCGACCCGCCATGGCCGATGGAAAAGATTGAGCGGGACGTCACTCCCGAGCAGGTGGCGTTCGAATACCCAACCATGCAGGAGCACGAGTTGGCCGCCATGCAGCTGCCGGCCGCCGACGATTGCCACGTCTGGGTCTGGACGACCCAGAAGTTCCTACCGATGTGCCTGCGGCTGCTTGACGCCTGGGGCCTGAAGTACGTCTGCACATTCGTCTGGCACAAGCCAGGCGGATTCCAGCCGTTTGGCCTGCCTCAATACAACTGCGAGTTTGCCGTCTACGCCAGGCGTGGAACGCCGCAGTTCATCGACACCAAGGCGTTCCCGGTCTGCTTCGACGCCCATCGCGGAAAGCACAGCGAAAAACCCGAGGCGTTCTACGACGTTGTTCGACGGGTAACTGCTGGCAGGCGGATAGACATTTTCAATCGTCGCAAGATCGAAGGATTTGACGTATGGGGCAAGGAGGCTGACGGGTGACTACCACCTACAAACAACAGCGTGCATGGTCTGATGCCCTGCTCGGCGAGGCTCGGATGCTGGTCGGCTTTTGCACGGTGTCTGCGGCCAGTTACGAGGACGACACTGAGCGTGCAACCGATTTGCGGTGGTTTAACACAAGCGGGGCCCAGTCGGCGAGGGTTGCATGCCGACTGCGAGACCACAGTTACTTCGAACGGTATCCAGACGAGTTTACGATTCGTTCCTACTCAAACGGATACGAGACGGAACTGGACAAGATTATGTCGGGGCACGGTACTCACATGCTGTACGGCTTTAGGACACCAGACGGACGGCACATTAACGCGTGGCGGTTTTTAGATTTGTTTGCGTTTCGAAAATGGTACTTCCGCGTCTCGCCCCAGGCACTTGGAGGCGTGCTCAGAGTTCCGTGGTCGGTTCAAGACAACGGCGACGGCACGAAGTTTCACGCATTTAAGTTTGGCGATTTGCCATCCGGCATTGTCCTGTTTAGCGGAACAGGATTGCAGGTCTGCGACAACGCACAGATGGATTTTCCTTTCTAGGTGGCTTATGGCGGGTGAATGGATTCCCCTTGACTGCAACCTCGGCACGAAGCCTGAGGTGCTCGAGCTGGTGGACGAGACCGGGCTGCCTATTGAGGTGGTCGGCTGGCGTCTCATCCAGTTGTGGTCATGGGCTGCCCTCAACTCGTCGGACGGCACGATCCGGGCTACGCCCCGGCGCGTGGCGACTGTCGCTGGCGGTGACGAAGCGTTCTGGCTCGCTGTTGAGCGGGTCGGTTGGGTGTCGTTTTTGAACGGCACCATCGTCATTCAGGGCTGGGATCGACGGTTTTCTGGGTCCGCAAAAGCACGGGCCATGCACGCCCGCAGGCAGGATTCCTACCGTGGACGCTCGCGTGACGCTGCACCGTCACAGGGCTGTGACGCACCACCGTCACCACAGGAGAAGACAGGAGAGGACAGGAGAGAAGAAATACAACCGGCTGCGCCGGTTCCGACGAGCAAGCCGCCGAAGGCGTCTCGCTCGCCGGCGAAGTCTGCTGTGGATTGGGCTGCTGACGCTGGGTGGACGGGAATCACGGACGCAGACCGTGCCGAGTGGGCAACTGCGTTCCCTGGTGCCGTGCTCGACCAGGAGCTGGCCAAGGCCACGGCGTGGCTCAAGGCAAACCCTAAGCGGGCGGGCCGCCGTAACTGGCGACGTTTCATCGTTGGCTGGCTGCAACGGTGCCAGGACAAGGGCGGCACGCACCGTGAGCCTGGACGCCGACCAGACGACAAGCCGCCGCCCAAGGTCTGGAAAGACCAGTACAAGCCGGCACCGTACCGCCGGCCACATGAGGTCGCAGCAGTTGCGTCCACGTTGAAACTCAAGGAGGAGGATCTATGACCACCGAGACCGCAACCGAGCCTTTGCCGCTCACCGCTCGCCAGCGGCAAGTGCTTGAATGGATCAAGGCGAACATGGCGTATTACAGCCCGACCGTTAGGGAAATCG